ATGAAAAAGAATATTCGGTTGAAAAGCAGTATACTAGCTCTTGTAGCTGGTTTTAGCGTTATTGCAACACAAGCTGTTTTGGCAGATGAATTAGCTGTCCAAATTATGGGAGTTAATGATTTCCATGGTGCGCTTGATATGACGGGGACAGCGCGATTGGAAGGGGAAACAGTTCGTAATGCAGGAACTGCTGCTTTACTTGATGCTTACATGGATGATTCACAAGCAGAATTTGAAGAAACAGCAGCAGAAACAGAGACACCTGCAGAGTCTATCCGTGTTCAAGCTGGGGATATGGTTGGTGCAAGTCCATCGAATTCTGGACTTTTGCAAGATGAACCAACTGTAAAAGTCTTTAATAAAATGGATGTTGAATACGGAACTTTGGGGAACCATGAGTTTGATGAGGGACTTGATGAGTATAACCGTATCATGACTGGTGAAGCTCCAAAAAAAGGTCAGTTTAATGAGATTGTAGATAATTATACTCGTGAAGCTGCTAAACAGGAGATTGTTATTGCTAACGTTATTGACAAAGAAACGGGTGAAATTCCGTATGGTTGGAAGCCCTACGCTATTAAGACTATTCCCGTGAATGATAAGGAAGCTAAGATTGGCTTTATTGGTGTAGTTACGACAGAAATTCCTAATCTTGTTTTGAAGAAAAACTATGAGCAGTACACTTTTTTGAATGAGGCAGAGACGATTGCTAAATATGCGCGTGAGTTAGCTGAAAAAGGTGTAAATGCGATAGTTGTACTGGCTCACGTTCCGGCTACAAGCAAGGATGGTGTGGCTGCTGGCGAAGCTGCAGATATGATTGCTAAGCTAAATGAAATCTATCCTGAACACTCAGTTGACCTTGTATTTGCTGGCCATAACCATGTCTATACAAACGGTACAACGGGCAAAACCTTGATTGTTCAAGCTACCTCACAAGGTAAGGCTTACGCAGATGTTAGGGCTGTTTATGATACAGATATTGCCGACTTTAAAGCTGTTCCGACTGCGAAAATTATTGCAGTAGCACCAGGGCAGAAAACACCAAGTCCGGAAATTCAGGCAATTGTAGATGAGGCAAATACCATTGTTAAAAAAGTAACTGAGCAAAAAATTGCTACAGCTAGTCAAGCGACAGATATTTCACGCGAAGTGAATGAATTTAAAGAAAGTGCTGTAGGTAATCTAGTAACATCGGCTCAATTAGCTATCGCTAAGAAATCGGGTTATGATGTTGACTTTGCAATGACAAACGATGGCGGGATTCGGGCAGATTTGAAGGTCCAAGAAGATGGAACAGTTACTTGGGGAGCAGCACAGGCTGTTCAACCATTTGGGAATATCCTACAAGTCGTTCAAATGACCGGTGAGCAGATTTATACAGCCTTAAATCAACAATATGATGAAGGTGAAAAATATTTCCTTCAAATGTCTGGAATTAAATATATCTACACGAAGGCTGACAATCCAACGGAAGAAAATCCTTATAAGGTTGTTAAAGCCTTCAAAGAAGATGGGACGGAGATTGTTCCGACAGAAACCTATACACTTGTCATCAACGACTTCTTATTTGGTGGTGGGGATGGCTTCTCGATTTTCAAAGAAGCTAAACTGATTGGTGCTATCAATCCAGATACAGAAGTATTTGTGGAGTACTTGACTGATTTAGAAAAAGCAGGTCAAACCATTAGTGCAACAATTCCAGGTAGAAAAGCATTTGTAGAGAAGTACGTAGAAGAACCAAAAGCAGAAGAAAAAGAAGATAATGCTGGGACAACTACTGATGCGAAAACACCTGAGAAAGCAAATGACGGTGGCGATAGTGTAACAAATCAGAAAGCAAACGAGCAACCGGCACCATCTGGAAGTATGGCTCCTATTTCAAATAAGAAAACTGAAAAAGCATCAGGAAATCAAACACTTCCAAATACCGGTCAAGAAGCCCTAGGCTCACTTCTTATTAGCTTGGGTGGCTTAGTTTCACTCGGAATGGCTGTCTCAGTGAGACGTAAGGAAGGGGAGTAGGAATCAAGCATAAAAACGACAAACTTTCGAAGTACATTCTAGAATTACTTCTTTTAGAGACTATTATGAGAGAAATACATAAAAACAATTGTGTTTTATCTTAGAGTAGGTTCTGCTTTTTGTAAAGATTTGGAAAAACTTATATAACCTTGCTCTTGCAATCTGCTCTCTTCTGGGGTACAATAGAGAAGCAGACTTCCCTTAGTTAAATGGATATAACAAATTCCTCCTAAGAATTAGTTGCAGGTTCGATTCCTGCAGGGGAGATGAAAATACAACAAAAACCCTTGATACACAAGGGTTTTTAATTTTCTCGCCCCAAATCTGCCCCAAATTTTTCCATTAAATTTCTGACTTTGTCGAATGATTCTTCTTGTTTTGCCTTGAATAAGTGCGAATAAGTTTTTAAAGTTTCAGTTGCATCCTTGTGCCCTACTAACTTGGCAATGGTCACAACGTCCACGTCATGATAGATCAGCCAGCTAACGTAGGTATGACGTAAGCCGTGTACATTAAATGTTTGACGTGTCTTTTTCTTTAAAATTTTATTTTCGCCAGTCCCCGTCAATTTTGTAAATAATCTTTTATCTGGATTGTCTATATATCCAACTTTCATGTACTCGTCGTATGCTTTCAGCCACTCACTATCAAATGGCACATCTCGTTCTGATTGCGGGTTCTTAGTAGGTCCCCAACCTTTCTTCTTTCCATAAACCTTGTAAGTCCTGCGGATTCGTAAACACATATTTTCGCGGTCAATGATTGGTTCTGTAATGCCTGCTGCTTCCGAGAAACGAAGCCCAGTCTTTCCGATAGTGTACAGGAAGAAGTGGGACTGGTACTTGATTGTCTTTCGATAATCTGTGATTAATTGTTCATATTCATCAAGTTCCAGGTACTTATCCTCCTCTTTCTTGGATTCGACATCGGAGAAAATCTTGACAATTTCGGTAAAATCTTTTTTTAAAATTCCTTGGTGGAGAGCGACTTTAATCGCTGCCCTTATATGCGAATTGAACCTTTTGACACTATCTTTCACATAACATTTTGCCAATTCGTTTATAATGTTTTGATATGAAGTAGCGTTTATTTTTGAAAGTTTCGTTTCGTGGAAATATCTAGTAATTAGCTTAAGGGTGTATTCATACTTGCCAAACGTTTCTGGTCCGACATGAGGCTTCTTATGGACAAGCATCCATTTCTCAAAGTACTCAGCAAGGGTGATATCCTTATCTTCGACAATGCCATTAGACAGTTCAATTTCAGCTTGGGATGCTGCTTGAACAGCTTCAGACTTAGTCCTAAACCCAGACTTGGATTTCTGCTTGTATGAGCCGTCTGAGGCCTTATATGAGATACGGTATTCCCATCCGTTATCCCTTTTTCTAAAATACGCCATTGATTTACCCTTTCTTTTTTGATAAAATGGGTATAGTAAAGAGGCCTACTGCAAAGCAGGTTTTTACTATACGAGATACCCTACACTCAAGGTTTGGCGACGGAGAGTGTGGGGATTTTTTATTTAAGTTTACACTTAAAACGTAATTTTGGAGCGATGTTTCTATTTTCGTTCCTTATGAAAATTTAAGCCTCTGCCTTTTAATATGGTTATTTGTTCATCTAAGTCCTTGAATGGTTTCATAATCGCTATAACTCTCCTAGAAACAACAAAACGACATCCGATATTATCAGATGTCGTTTCCTATGCGTCCATACACTCGCAAGAGTATGGGCTTAACTCTTTCTGATATATTATCATTAGTGTCAATATTTGTCAACTGTTTTTGTTTAATTTCTGATACTTTTTTAGATTATATTTACCTCTCCCTATAAATATCCACCACTTGTCCGATTGTTCGCATGTTTCGTAAGTTGGAAGTGTGGGGGTTTTTGTTTGTTTTTTTGAGGGAGAATTCATAGAAAAAACCTCTGCTCGATGAACAGAGGTTTCAAATTGTCCTCAAGGGACGAGATCATTTATTTTGTCGTCTAGCGACCTTATGATTCAATTGTAACCTTTGTTCTTATTTTTGTCAACAGATATTATAAAATATTTTTGAGTGCATCGTCGATTATGTCGAGAGTTTCGGCAGACAAGGTTATATCTGTCAGCAAAGATTTCTTGTTAATTGGGTCCAACAGTCTTAATTTGCTGATTGTTGTTACTTGGTTCAAAAGAGCAATACTTCCCATTTTTAAATTTTTGATTTTGTTAATCAATTTTTCAAGATATTCTGATTGTGCAGTCATATCTCTGACGATTTTATCTATCTCTTGTTGCTCAGAAGTCACAATGGATAGTTCGTTCTCGAAGTATTCTTCAAATCTTGGGTTTAAATCCTCTGAAACTACCTGATCTTTTAATATTGACTTGAGTTCGGCGATTTTCTGATCTATTTTTTCTTGCTTTTCTTCAAAAATAATCTTTTTTTCAGCGATTAACTTGATATTATTCTGTGCTTTCTGAATAAGCAATCGATGGATTTCATTAGATAATGATAATTGGTAGTATTTAAGATTGTCTACATCTGTTGTTTCTTTTATTGAAGTAAGCGGAAGAATATGTAAGAGGGTGTTATTTCGTGAATCTTTCTTGTTTAACACAATGGCGTAGTGAATGCCGCCGTATTCGGTGCCAACATTGAAACCTAAATCTACGTAAACAATGCTACCACGTTTAAAAGCAGGGATACTTCTAGGATTGAATTTCTTTTCCTGTTTCAAATATTTTGTCCAAGACTCAACCCATTGACTGATTTTGTCTGCTCGAGCATCATCCGGATCACCATTCTTAGTCAAATGATGAAGATACTCCTCTAATTCTGTAATCGTTTGTGCGACATAAAGCGCAATTTCGTCATTTGTTCTGCCGCTAGCCATCTGTTTCTCCTTTCAATTAACTAAATTAAAATATTCTTCCTTAACCATAGTTTCATTGACTGTGGTTTTTACCTCTCCCTATACACCTCCACCACTTCACCAATGGTTCGGAAGTCGGTGTCTGCTGTGATGGGGATGTTGTCATAGTCTGGGTTCAGGCTGTGGAGGTAGGCGCCTTGGTCTGTGATACGGAGTTGCTTGATGTAGGCGTCGCCGTTATAAGCGAATACTCCGATGTCGCCGTCAGATAGATCTACGGATAGTTTGACGAATATATAATCGCCTGAGTGGTATTCTGGTTCCATGGAGTCTCCGTAGATAGGGACAACGAAGTCGGCATCCACTTCAATAGGTAATTCGATAGTCTCAACTTTCACATCATTCAGATACTGACCTGTGCCAGCGGAAGCGGGTTGGTCGTAGTAGTTGTAGGTGTGGTAGGTGGCTTGCAGTTCGTTTACTGTATTTTGTTTATCTAGAAGCGTATTTCCGTACCGTATCCAGTTTTTGTGATTGTTTGAATATAAATCCCTATCCAATCTCAAAACGTCGTCAGAAACGGTTTTAGGGACTTCTGTGGGAGCGGGGTGTTCTGGCAATAAAAAACCAAAAGCTTCAGGTCTAATTTTTAGGATTGAGCAAATTTTGAAGATAGTTTCAGCTTTGGCGTTTAATACGCCTCGCTCTAAAATTGATCGCATAGTTGTGTACGGTATTTCGTTTTCAACAGCAAATGCTCGAACACTGCCGTATTTATTTTCTATAAGTCGTTTTAATTCTGCTTCTGTCATAATATATCACCTCTGTTTGTTTCATTATAACATACGAAAAATCGTAAGTAAAACAAAAAGAAGTAAAATTTTTCGCAAAAAAGTGTTGACAATGTACGAAAATTCGTATATAATCTAATCAAGGTCAGGGAAATGACCGAATAAAAAGCCCGTGAGGGCGGAAAGGAGGAAGGATGTCAGAAACAATTCTCGTCGGCGTCATTTTGGTTATATTATCAGCTCAGACCGGTTTCATCATCGCCGGGATATGTTGGCTTAAATTGGAATTTGAAGAAAAACTTAAAAGCCGGAATAACAAGAGCGATAAAAGCAATGATTGAAGTGAGAAATGTAAAAACTAATTCATTCGCGGTGAGCGAAAGTGTTATCGAGGTTGTTATTGAAAGATAGATCACGAAAGTGAATGCTAATATTTTTTTAAATTTTTCTTGGATTTTTGAATTTAGCAAATTGAATATTTGGTAAATTACCCCAAATGGTAATATAAAAATTATTTCAATTATTAAGAATTGGTGGATGAATTTCAACCAATTAAATTTGCTGACTTTTAAAAAGTAGCTATCTGAAATCCATTCGAAATCTATTTGTAATACAAGTTTCGATGTCCAATAGATGACGAACCATAGTTGTCCTACTAAGGTAAGAAAAAGTAGGATATTTAAGAATCTAATTAAGTTTTTATACATAAATTTCTCCAATCATTTTTACAAACATTATACCAAATTTAGAAAGGGGTGGGAAAGGTGAATGAAATCCTGAATGCCGAAAAATATACCTCGTTGGTCGTAGAGACGGAAGATGGTAAAAAAATAGCAGAAATCACTTTAACGGAAGCGATTCCTGCTGAAGGCTATGTAGTTCGACTGACGCCCAAATATGATTAACCTTTTGGTGGGTATGGGTCGTTACCATATGAATTGCGCTCACGTATTTGTCCATTTGGACGATGGATAAATAGTTCTGAACCTTGGTTCTTAGCGATGTCACGGGCAATTTTTGTGGCTTCTGCTTGCGTGGCTACGTGTTTGGTTGCACGACTATTGCCAGCACCTTTGACATCCCAGCCACCGTTTTTATTCGGAACGACGTGTTGGTTTTTCGCCATATTCTTCTCCTTTCTATCAAAATTTTATGAATAAAAGATGTTGGGTTATTCATGAGAATATTATAGCAGAAAGTTATTGAGAAGTCAATATGTAGTTGTGGATAACTTTTTGGATACTATATATGGTATTGCGAGGACATTATGTGGGAAAAAATTGAAAAACTGCTAAAAGAAAAAAATATGACTAAAAATAAGCTTGCTACGCTTGCAGGCATCAATAAAAATAGCCTAATTGATCTAAAAATGGGTAGAAAGAAATCCTTGAAGTTTGAGGATGTCATTAAAATCGCTGACGCTTTGGATGTCAGCCTAGATGAATTTAGAAAGGGGTGAGGGGTATTGCCAAGAAATATTGAGCGTATCCGCAAGGAAAAGAATGTCTCATTGGTTGATATTGCAGATTTACTGAATGTGAAAGCACAGACAGTCCGAGAAAAAATTGACGGAATACGTGATTTCAAATTCGGAGAAGCTTTGTTAATTCAAACCACATTTTTTAAAGAGTATGATATCGTCTATCTTTTCGATAAATCTGAATATCATGCTTAAAATTTTAACGATATGTACGAAAAATCGTATACAACCAACCAAACTAGAAAGGGACTAACATGTCAAAACAAAGATACGGTCGCCCAAGTACAGGGCAGAAAGGGAATAACCGTCCCACAGTGGTCATTAGTCGTGAGAACTACGACGAGGTAGACAGCTTGTCAATTGGTACAGGAATGAGCCGTAGTGCTATTATTGATTATTTTATCAGTGAAGACTTGAAACGTGCTCGTATTGAAGAAGTTGTCATCAAGACTAAGCGTCTTGTCCTTGAGGACTAGAAAGGAGAAGGGGATGAACGAACTAGAAAGAACAGCCCTCAATGAAATACTGAGGACTGTGGCCTATATTGCGGAGAAGGTGGATGAACTTGACGCTAAGATTTCTTTGAGCGATTTACAAGTTCTTGAGCATCAAGAAAATTGAGTTTCATTTCCATGTAGTGAATAACTCCGTGAAGGTAATTTTTGAGATGAGAAAAATCTTTATCAGGATTATTTCTATAGTAATGACCTTCGTCGTTGCCAATATAAGCAGATGCAAGTGCAAATGTTTTAAGGTCATCATCCTTGATATATTTTTCGATAACCTGTTTTAACGGCATTTTAATGATTTTATCTTCGTCATCAGGATTTGTGACAATAGAGAAATCTTTAACAAAAAACTCAAGTGCCTTTCGATAGCCGATTCCTGCGATGTGGTCGAGTTGTTCATGTTCTGCTTTTAGGGCTTGAACATAGATTTGTTTACCGATTGGGGAAACTAATTCTACATCGTCAGAAATAGGTATATCACTTGGGAGGCTAGGAGTAACTTTAAGATGTTCGATTTCGTATTTATCGGTGTAGGAATTAATCCGATGCCTTGTTGCTATAAATTCTTCTGTCCAGAAGTGCTTACAACCTAAGCATCTAAATGTTAAGACCAAACTTGTTTTTTCTTCGCCGAGAGGAAAATAAGAAGAGTTCACCAGATGTGGATTGGTTGGTTTTTTACAATTTGGACAGATATCATCGATAGTTACAGGTCTAGAAACAGAAGAATTTATTTTTGCTTGAAATATCATAATATTTCTCCAATCGTTTTTATTTTAATTATATCAAATCAGAAAGGAATTTTATGAACGAAATTATCAACGTTAGTGTGAATGATAATCAAGAGCCTGTTGTGTCTGGTCGGCAGTTGCATGGGGCTTTGGGTGTCAAGACGGCATATAAGGACTGGTTCCCTAGAATGACCGAATATGGATTTGTCGAAGGACAGGACTTCTGCTCAAATTTGAGCGAAAGTACGGGAGGTCGTCGAGCGGTTGACCACATTATCAAGCTGGACATGGCCAAGGAAATTGCTATGATCCAACGGACAGACCGTGGCAAGCAGGTTCGTCAGTACTTTATCCAGGTTGAAAAGGACTTTAACAGTCCAGAGAAGATTATGGCACGGGCTCTGCTATTGGCTGACAAGAAGGTGCATCAGCTGGAAGCACAGATTGAGGCGGACAAGCCTAAGGTGCTGTTTGCAGACGCTGTGAGTGCCAGTCACTCATCTATCTTGGTTGGAGACCTAGCTAAGTTAATCAGTCAAAACGGCTTTAAAATCGGCGCAAATCGCTTGTTTGCGTGGTTGCGCGAGAACGGCTATCTCATTAAGCGCAAGGGCAGTGATTGGAATATGCCGACGCAGAAGTCTATGGAACTAGGCCTATTTGAAATCAAAGAGACGACCATCACACATGCTGACGGTCATATCTCAATCAGTAAGACTGTAAAGGTTACAGGCAAAGGTCAGCAGTATTTTATCAATAAATTTCTGGCTGATGATGTTGCTTGAAAAACAAAAAAAGCCTGACGGCAATCAGGCTCAATGAAAAACTATATAAAGGTATTATATCACAATGAATACAGAAACAATAACAATAAACAAAAATGAACTAGAGGAGTTGATTGCTAAAGAGGTGGCTAAAAAAATTACCTCACAAGCAAATAATTCTGTTTTTAAAGACCTAGCTATTATTGATAAAAGAGTTGCAGAAATAAATAGAGAATACCCAGAGATTGTTCAGTATGTACAGGAACAGTCGAAAAGACCGCCTGCTTATCACATATCTCTTACAGAACTTGTACATGAGAGAAGCCGTTGGGGAGATGGTTTTATGTTCACTAAACCGTCGTTATATGCTGATCCAGAAACGCTCATCAGAAAACTTGTTTGCTTAATGTTTGGAGCAAAAAATGTTAGGGAGTTGGATGGTAGAGATGTCGAAATAGCTAGAAGTATGTATTATGAAATTTCAAATATATTTATTAATACATACAAGGGACACCTAGAAAACGTTATCGAGGATAGACGTGTTGGACAGTGAACAAAAAGCCTGACGGCAATCAGGCTCTTACTAAAATTACTTACTTGAATTATAACACACGAAAGCGAGGTTTGACAATGGACGACATTGCTGAAAGCCTCATATCACGCTTTATCAGTCAACTAAAAGTTAGGTTGGTAGAGGTATTCGAGGTATTTAACTTGGAACTAGCAATGCCTTTGTTGCTTAACAGTAAACAATGCAAGAAGTTGCTAGGTATTGCAAATGAGACGGAATTCCAGAGGGTGTCACACTTGAAGGATTTTCCAAGGATTGAAAAGAAAGGGTCGCACCCACGATTTCCACGGGATGCAGTGGTTGAGTGGATGCGTGTAAATTGGAAGTTGATATGACAGAAGCGATATTTACATTAGGAATTTTCGCTCTGCCGATTTTGACGGTGGCAGTAGTAGAACAGCGGAAAGCAGAGAAAAGACGGATGCGCAAAGAGTTTGAAGAAATTCGGCGTAGAGATTATCTGTACGGCTTTAAGGCAGGCATGGGGTATCAAAGTACTTGCAACACAGAAAGCATTCGCAACAGACTTAAAAGAGACGCTCAGCAAGTAGATAAGGAGATAGCACGGTATGCAGGATAATCACACAATAGTTGAAATCAGTGTTGAAGAATATGTTCAACTACGGAATAAGGTAAACGACTTGCAGACAGAAAATCGGTTCTTGAGAACGATTGTAGATTCTGTGGCGGTTGTGATGAAAAATAGTGGGATTTGTAAGTAGAAAGGATTTTAGAATATGACGGAATTTCAGAAGATGATTAACAATATGACGGAAAATGAGCGGGTTATTTTTGCAGAGGTAAAATATGCAACATTTGATAACCCAAAACCTCGAAAAGATATTACTCGAGTGACTGGGATTGAGAAAAGAACTGTAGAACAAATTGTCGTTAAGTTGAGAAACAAGTTCAAAATCCCTGTTTACGGGCTAAAACGTGACAACCATTTCGGTTATTTCATCGCTCAGACAGAAGAAGAACGGCAAGCGGGTATCGCAGCATACCGCAAACAGATTGACACCTCTATTAAGAATTTAGGTGTCATGGTGGAGTTGGATTTAGAAGCTTATCAGTTATTAGTGGCTAGTTAATCCGCAATCGTGTTAGATTGCAGTGTCCTTTGACAATTGAATATGGGTGCGTTGGGAAACTTTTTCCAAAAAATAAAAAATCCGTACAAAAAGTATTGACATAATGCACGGATTAAAGTATAATTATTTCATAAGGTTGATTAAGGAGCAATCTTAGACAAGGAAACTAACAGAAAGGAGAAAGAACTTGGGAAAGGACAAGAAAAAAGAAGAACTTGCCATTCTCTTAATCAAATTTGAAATCCTCAAAACGATTTTAGAGATTGTGGAAGTACTTCTCAAAAAATAAAAACCTTAGCTAAGCAGGGGCGAAAGCCCCTAGGCTTGGCCTTGTCCTTATTATACCAAGTTTAAGAAAATTAGGCAATGAAGCAACTAAAATTTTTGATTGTTGTCTTGCTAGTAGCCCATAGCGTTTTAGCTATCTTAAAAGGCTTTGATGTATGGTCTAGCATTGACTTAGCATTGACCCTGCTGTTAGTTTTCCTTGTCGTCAAATCAGATAAGGAGGAATAACATTGACTAAAAAAATGGGGCGACCTCTAAAAGTTGGCGAAAAGCGTGACAAGCGTATAGAATTTCGATTAACAGAGAATGAGCTTGACTTAGTTAATATTACGGCTGAAAAAGCTGGACTGACTAGAGTTGACTTGGTCGTGAAAGCAGTCGAAGAATTTGCTGACCGATTAGAGTAAAGAAAAAACACCACGTAACTACTCAAACGCCAATCCGATTAGTTACGTAGTGCCACCGCACCCATATTCATACGAAAATAGGCACGTTTTGATTATATCATAGCGTACCTGTTTTCAGCAACCCTAAAAACAACAGGTACGCTTTTTGTGTACCTTGAAATCGAAAGGACACATCATGGAAGAACTAACATTAACAATCGAGCAAACATTGACATTGATTGCTATTTTGACACCTCTAAACCTCTATCTATGGTTTGGTGTTGGTTTAGGCACTTTTCAAGCCCATAGCAAGCCAAAAAATGTTTCCAAGGGTCAATATACCAGACCTATTGAAAACGAGCACTACGGGGCTTATATACAACTTGCAGGCAAACGCTATAACTAGGAGGTAATAAGATGGCAAAAACATACACATTAACCGAAGAAGAATTAGAAGCGCTTATCAAGGAACGCATGGAACATAAGCCAATCACACCGCAAGGATTGTTCAGCCCTGTAGCTTTTGAGGGTAGCGAGTTGCTAGAAATCAACCAGAAATATCCTGAAGTCGTAGCAAGGCTGAGCCAGAATTGGCGAGTGAAGTCTGTCAACCCTGTTGGCTTTATCTACACCAACAAGCCACGGCATAACGAAGTGATAGATGAAACCAGCTACCACACGCTAACATTTGGACAGATTCACAATTCTGTTCGCTCCCTGGTCTTGAATGTTTTCGGCAAATCCAATAACCGAGACTTGACCGAAGAGGAATACGAAATGGCGCAGGAGCTATATGCAGAGCTGAAAGAGTGGTATATCCGTGCTTATGATAAACGATTAGAGATATTGGAGAAATAGAAATGGAAAATTCGCAAAAGAAATATAACAAAAAACGACCAGGAGTTAGACTGCCGAAAGAAACGCATGAGAAGTTTGTTGAGTTTTGCATGGAAAACGACCTTGTAATGAGTACAACTCTAGGCAGATTTATAGAGTTCTGTTTGCAAAATGCAGAATTTAAGGAAGTGCAGACACCTGTCGAGAAACTATTTATTGGAGATTGTGAGGTATAGATGGCTCAGAGAAGGATGTTTAGTAAAGAAATCACTACTAGTGACCATTTTGTTGACATGCCACAATCAACTCAATTACTGTACTTTCATCTTGGTATGGAGGCAGATGATGAAGGTTTTATCGGAAATGCACGGATGCTGAGCAGGGCATATGGGGCGAATTCTGATGACTTGAAATTGCTGCAAGCAAAAGGATTTATCATCATCTTCGAAAGTGGAGTGACTGTTGTCAAAGATTGGAATTTGAACAATCAAATCCGAAAAGACAGACTGAAACCAACAATTTATCAAGCTGAAAAGAGCCTCTTAACCCTTGATAATGCTGGGGTTTACCAATTTGACAACCAAATGACAACCAAACCGCAACCAAATGACAACCAAATGACAACCAAACCGCAACCAAATGACAACCAAATGCCAACCAAATGTCCGCATAGGTTAGGTAAGGATAGTATAGGTAAGGATAGTATAGGTGAGCAGCAGCTAGGGGCTGGTGCAGGAAAAAATATTATTTTTGAAAAGCTAAAAGATGCATTTGGAGAAATGTCTATTAACGGGACGATAGTTAGGGAAGTAGAAGATTTGCTATCAAAACATGGTCAAGAGTTGCTGATACACGCTTTAGATGAAACTATTCTAAATGGTGGCAGGTCTATTAGATATACTCGCTCCATTTTGGAACGGTGGCATGGTCAAGAGCTAAAGACCGTCGAACAAGTAAAACAATCAAATACTGGTAAGCAAAAATCAAACGATTGGGTACCAGACCCAAACTATCCACCGCCCTATTAGAAAGAGGTGTAAATGAAGATTGGAGAAGTCCATGATGTGATAGACGAGATGTGTTTGAAACACCAGGTATACCTATGGCGGACGAAGAACAAGGTCATGGTCAAGAATGAAACAGTGCCACGCTACATCACTTGTTGCCCTGAGTGCACCAGAGAGAAGATGAACGAGCAACAGTTGAGAGAAGTGGGTCAAGCTTTGGAGGTTGAGATGTGGGCTAGCTCGTATGATGTATTCGCTAAGAAGAGCATGATACCGAAAGAGTTGAAAGATGCATCTTACAAGACCTACACGATTACTAACAGAATCGAGGAAGAAGCGAAACAATTCGCTTTGAGGCTGAACGAGTTTTACTTCAAACACCAAGGTAAAGGGAACGCTATTATCCAAGGAAAGCCTGGTATCGGCAAGAGTCATTTGTCTATCAGTATTGCTAGAAAGCTGAATATGGACTGGCGGTCAATCTCTGAACCGAAGAGCGTGCTGTTTATCTCGGTGCCGAAAATGTTTCAACGTATTCAGGAGGGATTCGGCTACAAAGATGGGACTAGTGCCCAACAGATGATTGACATGCTTACAAAAGTCGACTATCTCTTTCTGGATGACCTTGGTAAGGAATCGACATTTGGCAGACAGGCCAAGGAAGCGAATGACTGGAAGCAGAATATCCTCTATCAGATTTTGGATGAACGCGATACAACCATCATCAACACCAACCTGACAGGGGAACAGATGCAAAAGGTGTATGACCGCTCACTTGTCAGCCGAATCATGAAGGGCGCGATGAACAATGTTTTTAAGTATCCAGATAGTGCGCAGAGTAGACGAGAGCTACCGTTTTAGGAGGGACAATGCAAGAGAAATTAAAAATGATTGCTGATCACGAAGAAAAGTACGGTCAGATAGGAGACGAGGTCAGAGGGCTGTTGTTGCAACAGAAGCACCACATCATCCAGAAGAAGCTAGATGAGTGGGCCGATTGGTCTGAGGTTGGCGGAAAGGTGGAGTTTTGATGTTTGATTACGATACATGGTTAAGCACACCGCCAGAACCGCCAGTTGACGTCTGGGAAACAGGCGAAGATGAGGACAGAGCTTATGACGAATGGAAAGACAATGTAGCGATGGGCTATGAGGCTTAGCAAGGAGAAAATAATGAACTATCTTTACGAACTTGAAGGAATTTATGCGCAACTGCAAGCGATGGAATTAGACGATGAAACATTCAATGACACTTTGGATAGCATTGACTTCCAAGAAGACTTGGAACGGAATATCGAATACTTTGTCAAGATGTGGAAAAACGCTTTGTCAGATGCAGAACGTTTCAAACAGGCGAAACAAGAATTTTACGAAAAAGAAAAAAATACCAAAGCTAAGGCAGAAAAATACAAAGAAACTATTGAACGAGCTTTGAAGATGAGCAATAAACAAAAAGTGGATGCTGGATTATTCACTGTCTCGCTCCGAAAATCGAAGCAAGTGGATATTTTAGATGAAACTAAGATACCGCTTGAGTTTATGAAAATAGAGTACAAACCTATTAAGACTGAATTGGCTAAACATTTAAAAGCTGGCGAAGTTATCGAAGGTGCGACATTGATTGAAAAAGAAAGTTTACAGGTACGATGATGAGAAAGTCAGAAACGATTATTGAGTTAAGTAAAGCATTTGCGAAGATGCAGATGGAGTTGGAACAACCGCTGAAGAATGCTGATAATCCATTTTTTAAAAGCAAGTATGTACCGCTTGAAAATGTAGTTGATAGCATTACACGAGCAGCGAACAAGCATGGATTATCTTTCACACAATTCCCGTCAAGTGATGAGAATGGGAATGTGACAGTTGGGACGATGGTTATGCACGAATCGGGCGAATGGATTGAATATGACCCTATCTGCATGAAGCCAGTAAAGAATGACCCGCAAGCGGTCGGTTCAGCTATCACATATGCCAAGCGGTATGCATTGAGCGCCATTTTCGGAATTACCAGTGACAATGATGATGATGGCAATGAAGCAACACAACCAGGGAAAGCGACACCTAAGGCTACGCCGAAAAAACAAGTTTCAACTACTAGCAATAAAATACCCAAAGAAGTAGTCAAGGCATATAAGGATGCTATCCAGTTTGTTATCGAACGGACAGGCAAGAATGACGGTTCAATCACAAGATGGTTTTGTGAAAAATTAGGAGTTGTCAACATCGAAGATATAACCATGGAACAAATCTCGCTAGCGGATGGGCTATTAAAGAAATTGGAGAATAAGCAATGAAAGTAACAAACAAAGGATATATCAATTTTAACAACGAGTACAACAAGAAGACAGACACAATGATGACGGCTAGTATGAGCTTTGCGAACGGAAAAGACGATAGCGGAAATTGGAAGAATGGCTACATCAATGTTATCGCCTTTCGTGATAACATTCAACGATTGGAAAATTCTATCGGTCAATTGGTAGAGATTGAGGGAACGTATCGCTTGAATGAGTACACAAACCAGCAAGGTCAGGTTATTAAGACACCGCAGATTATTATCGATACATTTTTAAATGGAAATAGTAGTAATTTCCAAAATGGAAACAACCAAGGAGGCTATCAGTCCCCATTTGGTAATTCAAACCCTATGGATATCTCAGATGATGACTTTCCATTCTGATTTTGATGAAAAAATGAAGCAGTTGAAGGAAGAATCTATAGCTGAATTTTCTCTGGTAGCTGGAACAATTGGTGAAGCTAGAGAGTTGATCGAATTGGTCAAAAGTAACGGCATCAAATGGTTCAGCGGAGAACCAATTGAACATATGTCTGAATATATTTATAAAAAAATGCAAACATACCCAGAAAAAAGATTTGTCCTAAATTTCCGAAATGGTTTCAACCTGAAGAAACAATTGACAATCTTTTGTACCTGGGAACAAAGATAACGTGCCGTGAACCACGCTAAAAGCGAACTAGAAAGCGTGTCAATTGGAAACAATCAGTTGACAGTTGGACGATAGCGACTGCCCGTATTTAGCCAAACTCACACAAAGGTAGTCGCTGGATTTTGGAAATGAAATTTGAAATACCAATCGAACCCAAACCGCAGAGCCGTCCAAGAGCAGCTATGCGTGGCGGACGTGCGACGGTCTATGAAGATGGGAAGATGGTTGCTTGGCGGAAAAAATGCACTGAGTTTGTTAGGCAGAATTACGATGGTCCATATTTTGATGGGGCAATCAAGGTTGAGGCAACATTCTACATGTCTGCTCCGAAGTCCATGTCGGAACCGCCGAAACCGAAGTCTAAAACTAAGAAAGTGCAACAGTATGATAATTTTATCAATGAGCGAATTTACGTAGATAAAAAACCAGATTTAGATAATCTGGAAAAAGCGGTCTATGACAGCATCAGTAAGGCGGGGTGTGTTTGGACAGACGACAACATAATTGTCGAGCATACAACGAGAAAGGTGTATAGTCCTAGACCGAGAATCGAGATTAAAGTGGAGGAAGTTGAATGAAAAAATTTGATGGTGCCAAAGTTACGAAATTTAGAGAACAACGAAGATGGACAAAAACTTATTTGGGTAAATTGGTAGGTCTTTCTCAACAATCTATCACAGACATTGAATACAACCGAAACAAATCAGAATTGAATAGAAATTTTCAAAATAAACTGTCAGAAGTGTTTGGTGTTCCTATCAGTAAATTTTACAGCGAAGAAAGCGAGATAAAATACAATTATAAACCATCTGGATCAAGAGTAAAAAGCAATAGCCCCTTCAGAAAAATTGAGTTTGGTATAGAACAATTTTTGGAAGCATCTAAAGGGTATGATGAGACGGTGGAAGTAGAATATATCGGATTTGAAAAATCAAGAATGGATGCTTGGGAGTTCCTTGATTTATATGGGGATAGAAAAATCCGACTTATCAAGACAGAGATAGCGAAAGAAGTGACCACAACTTACAGAGAAGATGAATTAATTGATAAAGATGAAACTATAAACAGTGTCGTTGTTTTGTATGTTAAGCCTAGAAAGGACAAATCAGATGAGCAAGAATTTTGAAGAATTAAAAGACAAAGTTGTCCATTGGGCGTGTAAGAGAGATTTGCACCAAGCAGACCCTAAAATCCAATGGATGCGAGTGACAGAAGAAGTCGGAGAAATCCGAGATGTGTTGTTAAAACCAACCAAGTTCGAGGACCCTAAACGAGCATTGAAAGATGCTTTGGGTGATTCCTTGGTTGGCTACACAGCTTAACCTAGATTTGGTCGAATGCCTGGAAATTGCGTATGAAGAAATCAAAGACCGCAATGGAAAGATGGTCAACGGTACATACATTAAGTCGGAGGATTTGTGATGGGGAACTACAAATTTAGCGCAGAATTAGAATCTTGGAAGCTGTTAGGAAATAAGATGGAAACAGAGATTTACGATAACGTAACCAAACCAAAACATTACCAAGGTAAGTATGGTATGGAAGCCTTGGAAGTGGTCAAGAATTTTATCTGGGATTTAGCAGGCGAGCGCGCTTACTATTGGGGCAATGTCATCAAGTATCTGTTGCGATTTCAGCAGAAGAACGGTGTTGAGGACTTGAAGAAGGCTAGACAACATTTGGATTGGTTGATTGAGGAGTTGGAGGAAGTATGAAGAAATCGAGATTGGGCAGGAGATGCCTGAGTATTTGAAAGGACGGAAGAATTGAGAGAATCCATTTTAGAAATATGTGGGGTCAAAGAGGTTTTTGAAATTCCGCAGACACTAATGACCAAACTGTTCAGCCCTGAGCAGTCTGACCTGCTGGATCGTATCGCTGCCATTTATGGTGATAGGCAACTAGATCAGTTTCGTGACTTCTTTCAGGAAGAAGGGGCTGACCGTAAAAAGTTGAAACAGGACTACACGCCTGATAGTGTGGCGGAATTGCTGGCAAGGGTGTCCAGAGGTGGCAAGAGTCTAGCAGACATCTGTGCAGGGACGGGGAGTCTAACCATCCAATACCTCAACTATCATCCAGATGTGGAGTTTGTGAGGTGTGAGGAATTTTCTGCCAAGGTTATCCCGTTTCTGCTGATTAACTTAGCCATTCGCAAGATCGATGCTGAAGTTATCCACGGAGATAGTCTGACACGGGAATGTTTCAATGTCTATTCTATCCAGGATGGTGTTATCAGTCAGATAGATAGTCCAAGTGACAGGAAAGTTGAAGTAGTCATCTCAAATCCACCTTACTCGATGGCATGGACGCCAATCAGTGATGAGCGGTTTGACCTCTTTGGACTAGCACCCAAAACCAAGGCAGATTTTGCCTTTCTCTTGCACGGTTTCCATCAACTGGAAGACGGTGGCAGTATGTCACTAATCCTTCCACATGGTGTTCTCTTTCGTGCAAATAGCGAGGGCACTATTCGCCAGCAGTTGCTGGAACACGGGGCAATCGATACCATTATCGGTCTAGCACCCAACCTGTTTCTGAATACAGGTATCCCAGTTGCGATTTTGCTCTTGAGAAAGGGGCGAAGCCAGAAAGATGTGTTCTTTGTTGATGCCAAGGATGAATTTACCAAGGGCAAGGCACAGAACAGTTTGGATGTGGAGCATATCAAGAAGATTACTTCGGTAGTGTCCTTGAGAATGACAACAGAGCGGTTTTCTTACATAGCTGACTGGGAGAAGCTTGTCGAGAATGGTTTCAACCTGAATATTCCCCGCTATGTCGATACCTTTATCCCTGAAGAAGTCCAACCCTTAGGGGTCATCTTGAGGGAGTTGATAGAGATCGACAGGGAAATTGCTGAAACGGAGCGAGAGTTTGCGAGATTGTTCGGTCAACTGGTTGCGACAGATCCAACCAAGCAGGCAGAGCTGGAAGCAGAACAAGAGTTAATGCGTGAGTATGTGGACAAGCCTCGTCTTTCCAAACTTATCACAGAAGAAAGCGAGCAATTAACATTATGGTAATGAAATTAGCCAAAATTACAGAACTAGCAAACATAGAGCGGTCAAGTGGCAGGGTCTATCCAGCCGGCTGTACCTTGATACAAATTAGCGCGACAAGAGGGCAAGTTCTTTACCATGCTGAAGAAGCGGAAATTCCAAGTCATTACGCTGTATTTTTGCCGAATGACATGGTGTTACCTAAGTATCTCTATCATGCTATTTCTTGCCAAGCAGGGCATTTCATCTATACAGTCCAGACGGGTCTGAATATCCAGATGGATACCCTGAACGAGATGAAGCTGAAAATTCATACGGACTTGGAGAAGCAAGCAGAAATCGTGAAGTATCTGGATGTGATTGAGAAGATGGAAGCCAAGGAAGAGGCAACCATAGATTTATTAAAACAAGCAAAACAGACAAATCTAAGTAAGATGTTTGTGGGGTAGGAGGGAACAGATGAATAAACAGGAAGCGATTGAGATTATTGAGCAAGATAAAATACAAGTAGGTAGGCTTGTAGAAACAAACAGTGGAGCGCATTCAATTCAACAAAAGGTAAAGTCAGTTGATTACGTACCTCTTGAAATCGTCGTCAATACAATTGATAAAATTGGTTTGAAAAAGGTTGTGGTGCCGAAGTATGTAGCGGAGTGGATTGAGGAATGTAAACGCTCCGGTTGGCATTTGGAAAAAGTTCTTTATAGACTGGATGACGATGAGAAAGTCGGTGATTGGGCATATGATGAGAATGACGACTTGATTCCTGAGAATGTTGATATGATAGCCCGTGCATGGCTTGACGGCTACGAGATTGAGCAGGAAAAGTTGTATACAGTGGAGATTCCGAATCCGAATGCAAATAAGTGGAACGCTACAGTCCTCAAGCGCAGGGATAACAACGATAACGCTATTGAACTATGTGTATATGTAAGACCAGATTTTAGTGACTCTGATTTTCAACTCACCGAATCCGAAATCAAACAGGATTTTGAATGGGCTTGGGATGCGGGATTTGCGAAAGAGGTGGAGTAATGTTTGAGTTATATTTCCGAATAAATGACAACGAGCCAGAACTACAAGGCACATTTGACACGGCAGTAGAAGCTGAAAAGTACATGCAACGTTTGATTGATACCAAATCAAGAATCAAAAGCTGGTATATCCGTAAAGCGCAACGCGATGGCTATTGGTTGTATGATTATGGTGCGCATAATGCGTTTTATATGATTAAGAAGGCGGAGTGATGAGGTCTGAGAAACGTAGTTTAGCTATCAACGAATTAAAAGAAGCGCTTAAAGATAAATTAGTGAAAAAGATTTGCGGTGGTAGAGTTTGGGTAGTGAGCGCTGAGAAACAGGAGGTGTTAAATGACGACCAACGTTGTCCAATTCATACCGAAACATGATATATGCCACGAGTGCTACAAGAGAAAAGCAACAAAGCTGTGTGATTTTATAATTGGTCAGACAGGAATAGCATTCTATCGAAGTTTCAGTTTATTTAAAAATCAGCAACAAAGGTTTCTTACTTGTGACAAGTTGCTCTGCAACAGATGTTCCAAAAGATTTCACGGTATGGATTTATGCAAAAATCACTTTAAAAAAATTACAAGAGGCAACCAATGACTAACGAAAATCTAGGTGTGCTACTGGTCGATGTGCCAGAGCCGAAGCGGATGAAGTATTCTATCCTTGTCCGAAAAGATGGAAAACATACGATTATTGATACGGATTCGGAATTAATCGTAAAGACCTACGCATGTCGCTGCACCCAAGAAGAAGCTAAAAAATACCCACAATTCAGATGGGTAGCGTTGGAGGAGTTGGGATGACCATTAAAGAACTAATCAAAGAATTGCAGATGTATGACGAGGACAAAGAGGTTGTTTTAACGATAGCCAACGTTTATCCAGTTTTGCATGAATTCGTAGATTTGGAAACGGGGTTGGTTCGTCTTTCGTCGGATTGTCAAATCGGCTTTGAATTCAATCTTTTATCAGACAATCGTCTGGAAATTGAGGGGGTGTGGTAGATGACCACAGCAGATAAAATTTTATTCATAATGCGACATAACGGTTGGACAAAAGACGTGTGCGCAGATGAAATAGGCGTACATGTAACACAACTAAATAGATGGCTAAGAGGGGTAATACCCAGTGAAAAAAACATGAATACCATCGACAGTTTGTATATTCAGCTTGTGTTTAAACCTAAAAGACCTAAATACATACCGAGGAAGAGGGAGAAGATTGTGATTGAATATCCGTATTACAGCCATCAGAGACAGCTGTGGGAAAAATAAAAAAAGCCAGCACTACTTGTACCGACTCTGTGAATAAAACTCTAAAACTATTATATCACAGAAAGGTATGAGCAGATGACTTTTTTTCCAGAAGTTGATTTCGAAAAAACGAAAGCTAATGCAAAACGAAAACTGAAAGAGTACCCTCGCTGGCGTAGAGTAGCGAACGATGTAGATGGACAGAAAGTTACTGCAGTGTACACTTTCGAACCGAGACAAGCTAATGGCAATCCGAGCAGGCCCGTGGAACGCTTGGCAATCAATCGAGTAGATGCTGAGGCAGAGCTTGAAGCTATCGAGTATGCGATTAATAATCTACTCAATCCTACGCATAGACGTATACTTTACGAGAAGTATCTTTACGCAGGCAAGCGATATGATTTTGAAATCTACAACGACTTGTACTTATCAGAGGCTAGTTTCTATATCGAACTCAACGATGCCTTGCTATCGTTTGCTGAACAATATAGAAGCGGAAGTTTGTTAGTTCAAAATTAGAGTTTTGACCAAGAAATCAAAAGTTTTTGTATAGATTATTCGTTTTTGTCGATGTTAAAATAGTATTGTCAAGATACCGAGAAGAGATAAACGTTAACATTTCAGTCGTTGTCAATTGACAGCCAATCTCCTTATACAATCGAACTCGGTATCTAAATTGGGAACATAGCTCAGCTGGATAGAGCATACGAGTTCTAATCGTACGGTCACAGGTTCGAGTCCTGCTGTTCCCGTTAGACAAGTTAGCTTAAAGCGTGAGTAGTTGATAGACGTATCAACAAGGGGCGCATGTGCAAAGCGCTGGGCTGATAACCCAGAGATGGGGGTTCGAATCCTCTGCTTGTGGTTTAAAAACTAGCACCAAAAAAATAAATAATAAAGGACCCAGTGACCATGTTTGCTAGTATCATGCGAGGGGCTAAAATTTTTCACTCGAAAAGACTGCAGAGATGTGGTCTTTTTGTAATTTGGAGGAGGTGATGATATTGGCGAAAACAAAGCGTGGTAGACCAACCAAGATGACGCAAGGAACACTACGGAAATTAGAAGAGTTGTTTGTGAGAGGATTGAGCGATGAAGAAGCTTGTCTTCTAGCTGATATAGGAACCACAACTCTTTATGATTACTGTAAGGAAAATCCTGAATTTTCGGAGCGAAAAGAGTTGCTTAAGCAACGTGTGAAAACACGGGCAAAACTTAATATATCGAAAGCGATTGAAGATGGGGATATAGACTTGTCAAAATGGTACTTAGAACGTCGTGACAACGATTTTAAAACAAAACAAGCAGTGACACACGATGGTGAAGTCAATATCAACCAAACCAACCCATTTGCCGACTTGACAACGGATGAGTTAAGGAAGTTGATTGATGATGGATAGAGCGGCAATCAGGCAACAAGCACGTTTTGAGTTAGCTCGTCGCGATTTCTTTTACTATTGTCATTTGATGGCAAGCGACTTCTACAAACCATCTCGTAGATACTTAGTCGAGCTTTGTAATGACTTACAAGGCTTTTTAAGTGATAACGAGCATAATGTGTTGGTTATCAATGAACCACCCAGACACGGAAAATCAAGGACGGCAGGCATGTTCGTTCAGTGGTTGCTTGGAAATGACAACGATAAAAAGATAATGACTGGTTCGTACAACGAAACGTTATCAACTGTATTTTCGAAAAATGTCAGAAATGCTATTCAGGAAACGAAGGCAGATGAAGACGTTGTTGTGTTTAACGACATTTTTCCAGATACGCATATAAAATATGGCGATGCAGCTATGAATTTGTGGAGTTTGGAAGGCGGCTATAATAACTACTTGGCTACAAGTCCAACAGGTACAGCGACTGGTTTCGGTGCTGACATTATTATCGTTGACGATCTTATCAAGAATGCGGAAGAAGCTAACAACGCAACCGTTTTAGAAAAACATTGGGAGTGGTTCACGAACACGATGCTTTCACGTCTTGAAGAGGGCGGAAAAATCATTATTATCATGACACGTTGGCATTCGCAAGATTTGGCAGGTAAGGCGCTGATTGAACTTCCTAAGTCTGATTACAAAGTCAAGCACATTAGCATGAAAGCTTACGACGAAGCTACGGATACGATGCTTTGTGACGAAGTATTGAGTAAACAAGCTTATCTTCAAAAGACTAAGACTATGGGAGCTGATATTGCGTCTGCGAACTACCAGCAAGAACCTATTGACATCAAGGGCAGGTTGTACAGTGGATTTAAAACCTATGTTGACAAGCCGACATTTAAGCGTATTAGTGCTTACACTGATACGGCAGATACAGGCAAGGACTATCTAGCTAGTTATATCTACGGCGTCACTATGGACAATGAAGCGTATATCTTGGACGTTGTTTTCACAAAGGAACCGATGGAAGTAACAGAGCCTTTGCTAGCTCAAAAACTAGCAGAGTGGCAAGTCAATACATGTGACATCGAAAGTAATAATGGCGGTCGCGGATTCGCTAGAAACGTTGAACGTTTGACGCAAGATAGCTACCAAAACCGATATACAGTTTTTAATTGGTTTCATCAGTCTCAAAATAAACAAGCAAGAATTTTGACCAATACGACCTGGGCAATAGAGCATATCTATTTCCCTGAAAATTGGAGACATCGTTGGTCAGAATTATATCAAAATCTTATGAGCTATCAAAGAGAAGGTAAGAATGCTCATGATGATGCTGCAGATGCACTGACAGGCGTAGTCGAAGCAATTAATGACAAAATTAGAACTAAAGCCAAAGTCAAACGCAAATCGCTTTACGGCTTGTAGAAAGGAGCAAAAATGGAAGAAGTATTGGTCTATAGTCGCTCGTTGTATAACGAGCAGAATTTAGATAAGGATATCATTTACAAATTGATAGTAAAGCATGACCAGACCAGTAGTAAACTCAAGAAGCTAAAAGATTACTACCTTGGAAAACATGCTATTGAGAAGCACACACGCAGAAGTAATCTGCCAAATTTTAAGACGGTTGCTAATCATGCTAAGGATATTGCGGATACCGCCACAGGTTACTTTATGGGCAATGCTATCCGCTATCCTAAGACCGACGATATGGACATCGAGGATTTGCTAAAAACTTTCGATAGTGCAGATGTTGATTCGACAGACTTAGACAACGCTTTGAACATGGCAATCTACGGCAGGGCTTATGAGTACATCTATGTCAAAGAAGGTGAAAATGAGCTGGTAACACGTAGTTTAGAACCAGAGAACACTTTTATTGTTTATGATGATTCGATTGAGCAGAAACCCTTGTTTGCGGTCTATTACTATCAAACAAAGGACAACGTGACGGAAGAAAGTTATTATCGGGCCCAGGTAGTGACTGAGAATCTGCAATATAGTATGTCTTTGCGGGAGCAGAAGAAAGTATCGGAAGAAGGGATCCCGCATAATCTTGAAGGATTGCCAATTATCGAGTATCGAAACAATCGCTACATGGTCGGAGATTATGAGCAACAGATTAGCTTGATTGACGCATATAATTCTCTGATGGGTAACCGAGTCAATGACAAGGAACAGGCTATTGAGTCTATTTTGGTCTTGTATGGTGCAGCACTTGCGGACACGCCAGAAGAAGCAAAGGAAGCCATGCAGATATTGCGTGAAGAAGGTTTGCTGGAATTGCCAAAAGACGCAAACGCAGAATTTTTGAAGAATGTTTTGGATGAAGCGTCTGTGGAAGTATTGCGCAAGTCGTTGAAAGAGGACATTTATACGTTTAGTCATGTCCCTAATCTGTCAGATGAGAATTTTGCAGGGAATACATCGGGCGTTGCTATGGAATTTAAGCTTTTGGGGCTTGAAATGATTACCAAGACCAAAGAGCGGTATTATATCAAATCCCTACACAAGCGCATACAGATTTTTGCGGACTATTACAATTGGTCGCAGATATACGAAAATGCAAAGGCAATTATCCCACAGTTTAGCCGTGGTTTGCCGAAGAATTTATTGGAACTTTCCCAAATCATCAGCAATCTTAAAGACAAGGTCAGTCTGCGCCAGCTTATTTCACTCTTGCCGTTTGTGGAAGACCCAGATGCAGAGATTGAAGCGCTTGAGAAAGAAAAGACGCAGGAAGAGCCTGCATTTAGCCAGAATTTGCCTTATGAAGAGGGTGTGACAGATGGACAATCAGAAGTATTGGGAGAAGCGGAAAGCCCAGCGAATGGTTCAGGCGATGGACCAGGCAGAGCAAACCGCAAAGCAACTCGACGAAATCCACAAGCTAGCAAGTAGGCATATCACTTCTAAGATAGACCAGATTTTTGAGAGTTATCGCAGAGACCACGGACTGACGGAAGATGAAGCTGCTAGGGTGTTGGCTAATGTCAAGGATTTATCTGATATTCGGGAGTTAAAATTAGCTTTACAGAATACAACGGACAGTGAAGAGATACGGCAGTTGCTTATCTTGTTAGATTCGGCTCCCTACGCTTCCAGAATTGAGAAATACGAGGCTTTACAGAGGGAGGTGGATAATTTACCTGCCCGACTATATAAAGCCGAAAATGAGGCTTCTAGAGCCTTCTATGATGAATTTATTCCAGATGCTTACTACCATTCGATTTTTGATTTGCAACAGCAGTCTGGTGTGGGATTCGCTTTTAACAGGATTGACCCAGAGGAAATCAGAGCTATCCAGCAAACGCCATGGCTGGGGGCGAATTACTCTGAAAGGATTTGGGGCAATACCCAAGCCTTAGCAAATGAACTACAAAAGCAATTAGCAGTTAGTCTGTTAACAGGTCGGTCAGCTCACGAGACCGCAGAAGTCATTGAGGCTCAATTCGGAAAAGGGAGTCAAAATGCTCGACGGTTGATTCGAACAGAAACGAGTTATTTCCATGCAGAAATGGAAGCGAAGGCTTATGAAGAAGCAGATGTGGAATATTATCGTTTTCTCGCAACATTAGATTTGAGAACGTCAAGTATCTGTCGAGAGCATGATGGTAAAATCTACAAAGTTAGTGAACGGATAACTGGCAAGAACTATCCTCCTATGCATCCTTGGTGTCGGTCGGATACAATAGCATCAGACGATTCAGAATGGTTAGCCAAAGCAACCAGAAGCGCCAGAGACCCAGTGACAGGCAAAACTATTCAAGTCCCTGCCAATATGACGTATAAAGATTGGTATGAGAAGTATGTCAAACCAAAATACAAGGCGGATAACTTGGACATTTGGAAGATTGAACGTGCCAATAACCAGTACGAGAAATATAAGTCAATTCTTGGAGATAAAGCCCCTAAATCGCTTGAAGACTATATTGATTTGAAGTATAATGATAAAGAGGGATATGGACAGTTACAGGACCAAGCTAGATGGATAAAAGCGAAATTCCCGTCTGAGAAGTCTTTTAATGGTCATTTTGAGAAACACGGTCATGAGTTTCCAAGTTTGACTAAAGAAGAGTATCGAAAACTTGCATCGGAACTGATTGCTAGTCCTACCGATGAAAATATTTTGGGTTATGAGACCGAGGGTGGACGTAGAGTTCGCTATGATAAGGCTGAGAACATTATCGTAATAGGTCGGCGAAACAAAAATAATCAGGCGCGATTGAACACAATGTTAAAACCAGATGAAGGTGAGAAATACTATTATGAAAACTACAAACGAGATTTTCCTGATTGATGGAGAAGAGTACATTCGCTGCCCTGTTTGTGGACGGAATGTCATGTTATTTGATGTGTGCGAATGTAATTGGGAAAACACTGGTGAAACAAATATTGACGGCGGTCCAAATAAGATGACGTTAGAAGAAGCAAAAAAAGCATATGCAGAAGGCAGACCAATTATTTAAATAAGCACTCAAGTAGTCGAGTGCTTTTTTGTTGCAGAAAATAGGAGGGAGTATGTACCAACTAAGTAAAATAAAAAAATGGTTCATCAAGACTTTCTTATGTGTTCATGATTTTTGGTTCAAAGATTTAGGGCATTATAAGATTGATTTTTATTATTGCAAGAAGTGTGGTAAGGTCACTAAAAGATTATAATTTTTGGAAAGGAGAACGCCATGAATAAGCGGATTAAAAAGAAATATCGTCCAATACAAGCTTTGGAACAATGGCTACTGGCTATTTCTACAACGATAGACATTATCGTCAACGGTCAAAACCGGCTATATAATCGTGTGGCTGAGCTAGAGAATATTATCGAACGCAACGCCCAGGCTACGAATTCGAGATTTGATTATCTTGAAAAGAAAGTAGCTAACAAGCTGTCCAAGAAGTCTTGGTTTAGTCGTAAATAAAGGAGTAAAAAATGCGTTATCGTAAGAAACCTGTTGAAATTGAAGCAGTTCAGTGGAACGGTAGAAATTTTGAAGATGTTTACAGTCTTTGTGGTAGAAGTCAACTTAACTATGACGAAGAAACAAACACGTTGTACATTTTGACTTTGGAAGGTGTAATGCGAGCTGACGAAGGCTGTTATATTATTAAAGGTATCCACGGAGAAATATATCCATGTAAGGAAGATATTTTCAATGATACTTATGAGGCGATTGGACCCCAAAATATTGTTGGTTTTCGCAGTGTTTTGGATTCTATGTGAGGAGGTGGTCACTCATCTTGACAGCAGGAAAGACTGCTTGAAACTACTCTAAATTACTTTAAACTGGTCGAAATTGACCAGTTTTCTTTTTGGTCCAAGCATTGAAGACGGTAAAAGCTATGGAAAAACAGTCGGGGACGACTTTAAAAATAGGAGGTTCGCAATGAACGAAGAAACACAAACAGTCGAAGCGGTCGAAGATGACAAACAGGTAGCAGCTGAACCTGAACAAGTCACAACAGACCCGAAAGACGAAAAGAAGTACACCGATGCCGATGTTGATGCTATCATTGACAAGGAATTTGCTAAATGGAAAGCAGAGCAGGAAAAAGCTGAATCAGAAGCTAAGAAATTAGCCAAGATGAACGCTGAAGACAAGCAGAAGTACCAGCTTGATAAGCGTGAACAGGACCTTGCTGACCGTGAAGCAGAAATCACACGCCGAGAGCTAACCGCTGAAGCTAAGACGATTTTAAGCGAACGTGGCTTACCAATCGAGTTAGTAGACGTGGTTAATCTTGCTGACGCTGATAGTGTACGTGATTCCATTGATGCTATTCAAAAGACTTGGGAAGCAGCAGTCTTAAAAGGTGTTGCTGATAAGACCAAAGGAAGTGCACCGATGAAGAAAGCGCCACAAGAACAACCAACCGTTGAAAAGTGGGAACGTGATTTTTTGAAATAAGAAAGGAAAAATAAAATATGCCATTTGAAAATATTAACACCGCAACATCCCGTGAAAAATTCTTAGGGATTATCGAGAAAGTTGTTGCTAAAAAATCTTACTCAGCTCCGCTTTTGCTATCGAATGATGCAGTGGAAATGAACGGGCGTTCATTTACTGTTACAAAATCTGACACAACAGAACTCAAAGACTACAAGCGTAATGCTGACAATGAGTTCGACCATGCACAAACAGAAGAACGCACATACACTCTGGACCAAGAAAAATACTGGGGGCGTTTTGTGGATCGTCTAGATGAGCGTGATTCAAACGGTGAAGTCAATGTCAATTATGTTGTCGCTCGTCAAGCTGCCGAAGTTGTGGCGCCGTACTTAGACCATCTTCGTTTTGACGCTCTTCTTGGTAATGTCAGCGATAATGTCGTACCAGCTAATACTAAAGGTGCTAATAATTCTTACCAAGCTGTCTTGGATGTTTCTGAGAAATTGGATGAATTGGACGTAGTGGAAAACCGCTTGTTGTTTGTGACGCCAGCATTTTATAAAGCGATTAAGTCAGAAATTGTCAACCTTCCACAAGGAGACACCAATCAAACTGTGCTTTACAAAGGTTATGTCGGTCAGTTGGATACATTCACGGTTTACAAAGTACCATCTAAGTACCTTAAAGGCGTACAAGCTGTTGCGACAATCGGCGGGGTAGTCGTTTCGCCTATCCAAGTAGATGAAACGAAGTATAACAACAACATCCCAGGTCGTTTTGGTGAGTTGGTGGAACAATTGCTGTATACTGGAGCATTTGTCTTTGATTTTGACCAGAAGTACATCATTTCTATTGCGACCTCTAAACCAGAAGCGAAGCCAAGCGCACAAGGCGAATTAAACATCCGTGCAGAGCAGTGGGTATCTGGTGCAACTTATGAAGCTGGTGCTCGTGTACAGAACGAAGGTAAGTTGTTTGAAGCCACTAAGAAAGTAAATTCATCCTCAACAGCTCCTGGTAGCGATTCAGCCAACTGGAAAGAGATTGTCTAGGAGGCCCTAAATGCGCTTTAAGGTATTAAAAGAGTTTACTGATGACGAACTTGGTTTTGTTCATCGTGTTAACGATATCATCGAATTGACCAAGGAACGTCATAAGCAGATGAAGAAAAACGCTAAATTGCAAGACGTGAATTTGGCTGATTACATTGAAGAAATCAAGACCAAAGGAGCAGAAGCTCCTGCAAAATAGGGGGCGGATATGCTAGAAGATTTAAAAACTTTAACAGGCGAGAGTGATGATAAAATCCTCTCGTCTTTGCTTTTGAGGGCAAAAAATATCATTTTGACTGAGACAAATCGAAGTCAGCTTACGCCAGCGCTGGAAGGTTTGCAACTGGAAGTGGCACTCGAGTTGTTCAATCGCCAAGGAAGCGAGGGCGAAACATCACGGAGTGAAGGGGGCGTGTCTGTGTCTTATAAAGACGGGCTGTCAGATACTATTTTGAATGGTATTCGGAGTCATAGACTCGCAAGGGTGGCAGGTCGTGCGTTTGAAGCGAAACCGACTGAAGCCGTATCTGATTCGTAAAGCTGTCATAGTGACGAGTGATGAGGGTATCAAGAAAGCTACTTACAGCGATGTTTCTACTGAGATACGGGCCGAGATATGGCCTGCTAGTGGTCGTTTACAAGCTGAGATATACGGTCAGAGATTGGCATATATTTTGAATTGCTTGGTAGACCGTGAGACTCTTATAGATGAAGGCGATGGCTTTTGTATCAACAGCGATAAAGTAACCCATAAAGTCATATCCATAAAGCGATATACAAATCATCAAGTCTTGGAGTTGGAACAATGTCGCGATTGATAGGTGCTGATAGGTTAATCTCGAAGCTCAAACGATTGTCTAGTCAACGACAGACCGAAATCATAGCGAAAGCTGTACACAACGCTGCTAAGAATGTTGTACAAGCTGATGCAAAGTTGCGAGCTCCTGTCAACGATGGTGATTTGAGAGCGGGTATCAAGGTCCGCATGTCCAAGCCTGGGAATCCAAGAGCTGAAGTCGTAAGTACGTCGGACCATGGTGGATTTGTCGAATTTGGAACAGGTCCAAAAGGCGCAACAAACCATGCAGGCATTTCGCCAGAAGTCAGCGTGTCCTATCGAAGCACACCTTGGTATGTCCACGAGTCTCAGATTGATGCCGGTCCTTATCGTTTCCCCAAGATTGGCGAGTTTTACAAGATGTTTGGTCAAGTTGCCCAACCGTATCTTTATCCAGCACTTAAGGATAATGAGGAACGGGTCACTAAGAACATCAACAGATATGTTAAGCGAAAATTGATTGAAGAGGTCAGCAAATGATAAATATTAAGCCCATCATTTACAAGAAATTGAAAGAGGTTGCGGACAATGTGACAGATACTTATCCGCAGGATTGGGAGAATTTCCCGGTTATCATCTACTTAGAAGAGGAAAACAAGCCTTACGAGATTACAGATGATACAGAACAGATGTCCTATTTGCGCTACAAGGTCGATATTTTCCACAATGATAGTACGTCAGAATTAGCAGTAGCGATTGATGCGATTTTTGCATCTCTCGGGCTAAAACGTACATCCAGCGTGGATACACCCGACCCAACGCACTTACGACACAAAGTCATGCGATTTGAGGGGATTTTAGATCTAAACTCCCGAATCGTTTACCAATACAGAATGGAAGGATAAAACATGTTAGCGAATGGAATTAAATTGAAAATGAGCGAGACCAAAGGGTCTAGCTATACAGTTATCGAGGGCTTGAAAGAAGTTCCAGAACTTGGTATTGACCCTGAGAAAGTTGAGAATACGACCCTTGCGGATACCATTAAGCAGTATGAATTTGGTATTGGTGACGCTGGTGAATTGGAATATAAATTCAAGTATGAGAATTCCAAAACAACTTCTAGTTATCGTACTTTGCGTAAACTGGCAGATGCCAAGGCTGTTCGTCACTTTGAACAAGAATACCCAGATGGTACGAAGGTGCATTTCTCGGCTCAAATCGCAGTCAAATTGGGCGGTGGAGGCGTGAATTCTGCAATCGAATTTACATTGAAATTGGCTCTACAGTCAGATTTAGAATTCACTGATCCAGTAGCACTTTAAGGAGGTATAAATGTCAACACGTAAACCATATATCACTTGGACCGTCAAGGGAACAGACTATAAATTGCGTCTTAGCACTCGCCAAGCCTGTGAAGTTGAAGAAAAATTGGGCGTTAATTTGCTCAAAATCTTTATGCCACAACCAGGCGAACAGTTCAATCTACCGCCTTTGAAGGTCATGTTGTTGGTTGTTCAAGGTGCTTTGCAGAAGTTCCATCATGGTATCAAATTGGATGATGTCTATGACTTGTTCGATGATTACATTGATGAAGGCTACGGACAAACTGAATTGATGTCCGATATCATCGTACCATTGTTTGAAGTATCGGGTTTTATTCCTCGGAACAAGGAGAAGGAAGAACCGACGTTGACAGTAGTCGAGTAGGTTCTGGTCCTTGTTCGGTCGCAGAATTGATTAACGGGTTTTATCCAACAGCATTAGATGCAGGGGTAGACCCGTTTTCTTTTTGGGAATACACTCTTTTGGAATTGAAAGAGTTGGTCGAGAGTTACAACAGGCAACAATTCCAGAGACAGAAAGAAATTGCTTCGCATAACTTTGTTCAATCGCAAATGATAGCTCGTTTTGTTTCCATGATGTTCCAGGAAAAAGGTGAAGCACCGGACATTTGGGACTTCTACCCTACTTTGTTCGAAGAGGATAGGCGACAGATAGAACAAGCTCGAATTGAGAGAGATTTGATAATTCATCGCGAACGGATGAGGGCTTTTGCTGAAAGAATGAGAGGAAGATTCAAAACTTCCGAATAAGATAACATGGAAAGGAGGGGAACTATGGCTACAACCTTAGAAGAGTTGAGAGTTATTGTCGAAGGCGAGATTGCTCCATTTCAAAAAAAGATGAAGCAATTGGAATCTCAGATGAAGCAAACTCAAAACAAAATTGAAAACAAGACAAAAGGTCTTAGAGAGCGTGTAGGTCAACAAGCTGGTGGTATGGCGGCTGCTTTGGGCAAACTTGCTAAGATTACTGCGTTAGCTTACCTAGGCAAGAAAATGTTAGACCTCGGCATGTATTCTACGCAGATGGCTCTTGAAGTGAGTGCTTCAGTCAATCAAATCAAACGGCAGATGGGCGAAAGTTCCCAAGCGTTTTTAAAGTGGATTGATAACAATGCCAACGCAATGAATATGAGTGTTGGAGAAGCTACCAAGTACGGAGCTGTCTATTCCAATCTATTTTCCAACTTTATCAAAGATTCCGACAAACTGAGCGCTTATACAGGCAAGATGTTACAGACATCTGCTGTTATTGCGCAAGGTAGCGGACGGACCATGACAGATGTTATGGAACGTATCCGATCAGGCTTGCTAGGGAACACCGAAGCGATTGAAGACCTTGGAATCAACGTCAATGTCGCCATGATTGAGTCCACAAATGCCTTTAAGCGATTTGCGAACGGGCAATCTTGGCAACAGTTAGACTACAATACCCAGCAACAAATTCGCTTGATGGCTATTTTGGAGCAAGCGACAGCCAAGTACGGCAATACCTTGCAACAGTCTGTAAACGGGCGTATTAGCTTGTTCAAATCGCTTTTGAGCGATGCGGCGCTAAATATTGGTAATGCTATGTTACCGATTATTAATGCCATGATGCCTGTGCTAAATTCTTTTGCGATGGTACTCAAAAATGTCACTGCTAAACTTGCTGAGTTTATCGGTTTGATGTTTAACAAAAAAGCCAACGTGAAGAATAGCGCAATCGGAAATCTTGCTCAGGGTGCACAAAACGCAAATGACGCAGTAGGCGGTCTAGGCGATGCCATGGACGGTGTAGATGACGCGTCCGGTGGGACTGCAGACAATCTAGATGATACTGCCAAATCAGCTAAGAAAGCTGCTAAAGAACTTCTGGGCTTAGCAGGATTCGATGAAATCACTACCCTAAATTTGAACAAAGACGACTCAGACGGAGCTGGTAGCGGTTCCGGCGGAGGGAAGGGCGGCAAAAATGGCAAGGGAGGGAGTTCTGGGAACGGAACTGACATCTTACCTGAAATAGAATTGACTGATATGGACAACCAGTTTAAGTCCATATTTGACGGATGGGATAAAACCCTACAACCTCTTTTTGATTACCTCTCAAAATTAAAAGACCTGTTTAAAGACGGCTTTAATATGTCGTTTAGAGCTGACAGCTTGGACCGTTTTAAAAACGCTTTGGTTGGTATCTGGCAATCTCTAAAAGACATCTTTGCAGACGGAACTGTCTTGCAAGCAGCAGCAAGGTTTGGCGAGAAATTATCCTACGCTCTGGGACAAGGAACGGGAGCTGTCGCAAATGTCGTGATGGGCATTGCAGTCTTTATTGCCGAAAGTCTAGATAAATCCTTAAAAGAAACTAAGCTCGATATAAAGAATTGGCTAATTAGACAATTTGAGATAAAAGGCGACACTATCACTAGTATCGGAAATTTAGCTCAGGCTATTGGTCAAATTTTTTACGATACAATCACAAGCGTAGCAGCGACCGATATCGGTTCTGCCATTATCTCCTCACTAATCTATATCCGGATGGGGATAGATGATATAACCGGAAAGATTGAACGAGATTTTTGGGCGTTTTGGGAGCGTCTAGCCGTAGATAATCAAGCAGGTATTACAACGGCATTTATCGGCTTATTATCAGCTGTAGAACCTATCTTCGCGTCTATCAAGGACTTGTTCAAGAATACCTTTATCAGCTTAAATGCAACCTATGATGAACACTTAAAGCCGTTCTTTGATTCGTTCATTGAGGGCTTCAGTTCTATCTTTGGCACTCTGATAGACAGTTGGAACAATGATGTTCAACCAGTATTAGATAGCATCGGACAATTGTTCTCTGATATGTTTGATAACCATATTCAGCCTTTTGTTGATAATTTCCTATACGCATTCGGTCAAGTAGTAGATTTATTGAAAGTTGTATGGGAAGAGGGGTTTTTGCCACTCTTTGATTGGATTGCAGCGAACATACTACCAGTACTTGTTCCAATATTCCAAACACTTGCAGAATGGTTCGTGCAAGCGTGGAATGTTGTTTTCGATGTTTTAGGAGCTGTTTTAAAAATCCTAGGCGGTATCATCGAGTTTCTGGTCGGTGTATTTACAGGCGACTGGGAAAAGGCTTGGGACGGCATTGTTCAAGTAGCAAAAGGAATGTGGGATTTACTGTCGTCTATTTTCATGTTCGTTTGGAACGTCATTCTATCATTCTTAAAAGGTGTCTGGAATACCATTGTTGCAATATTACAGGCTGGATGGGATGCTATTGTCCGCATCTTCCAAGGTTTAGGTAAATGGTTTGGTGACCGCTGGAAAGATGTTGAGAATATATTTTCCAACGTAGGTAGATGGTTTGGACAGAAGTTTTCTGAGGCATGGAATGGTATTACAAATGCTTTCAGCAATGTTGTAGGATTTTTCCGTGGCATTTATGATAACATCGTCAGTTGGTTTAGCAACATTGGTGGCGCTGTAGCAACTGCTGTTTCTGGTGCATTTCGTTATGCGATGAATGGTGTGTTTGCCACTATTGAGAACGCTGTAAATGGCTTTATCGGTATGATTAACGGTGTTATTGGTTTAATCAATAACATTCCAGGCGTTAGCCTAGGTAGCATTGGCTACGTCAACCTTCCTCGTCTTGCCCGTGGTGGTATTGTGGACAGCCCTACCGTTGCCATGATTGGGGAGGCTGGTAAAGAGGTAGTTATGCCGTTGGAAAATACAGGCTTCCTGCAAACAATGGGACGAGTTGTCGGCGGTGCAGTTGTTAATGCTTTGGGCGGAGGTCTACCGCAATCGTCTGGATTGCCAAGTGGTGACATCGTCATCAATATCGGCAGCCGAGAATTCGGACGCTTTGCGATTGATGAGATTAACAAAGCACAGGCGCAAGCTGGCGAACTGTTATTAAACATTTAGGAGGGAAACATGAGTCGATTGATTATCAATGGAGTTACAGTAGTACCTCCTAAATCTTTTCAAGTCGCTATCAATGATGTAGATGGCGAGACAGGTCGAAATGCTAACGGAGACATGGTCAGGGATAGGATTACAACCAAGCGCAAATTGGAATGTGATTGGGGGATGTTGACACAGGCTGAGATGGCTCAGATACAGAATGCTGTTCAGCCTGTTTTCTTTGAAGTATCCTATCCGGACCCTATCTTAGGGCAGACCTCTAAAACATTCTATGTTGGTGACAGAACAGCACCAGCATATTCATTTGATGAAAAACTCAAACCATGGAGCGGTTTAAAATTTAGTTTAATAGAGAGGTAAGGTGGTTCACACGGTAACATTTAACCAAGCTATGTTAGCTAAAGATAGGGTGTTTGCTATTCGTGCAGGCGCCTATACTTCTAGCGACATCAAAGAAGCTAGTTTCAATTATGGATATATCAGCGGCGATACTTTAAAACCTGGCGGAACAGTTGCTGGTTCGGCTAAATTGACCTTTACATCTATCATCACTAGCTTTAACAAATTGGATAAAGTTTATCCAGAGATAGGACTAAAAGTTGGCGATTCCTTCGAGTGGGTTGCAATGGGTGAGTATTTTGTCAACGATATTAACATCGACCGCAACAGGAATACCACAGAATTAGATCTGATGGATGGGATGTTCAAGCTCAATCAACCTTATATTTCTGACCTGACTTACCCGGCACAGATTAGAGATGTCATTCGCGAAATTTGTGTAAAGACAGGAGTAGAGTTAGAAACAGATGATTTAGGTTTCCGAGCGATTCAGCATCATATCCAATCAAAAGCGGATAAAAAGGACATTACTTTTAGAGAAGTACTAAGTCAAGCGATTCAATTGCTTGGCTTTTCTGCTTTTTTTAACAGAAAAGGCAAATTGGAAATTCGTGGGTTGACTGAATCAAATATCACAATTACTGCTGATAATTATTTTTTGCACGGCCTGACTAAAAGCGAACTTATGTACCAGATTGCAGGTATCACTTGCAAGAAAGACAAAGAGACGTTAACAGTTGGATTGCGAACTGGTCGCTCTTTAGAGCTAGAAAATAGCTTCATGATACAGAATATCTTAGACGATTTGTATTATGATTTGAAAGAAATCAAGTATTATCCATTTTCTCTTGATTGGCAAGGACACCTAAAACTGGATGTCGGGCAATGGATTACGTTAAAAACAAACAAAAACGAGACTTTTAAAGTCCCTGTACTGAGTCAATCTTTTAATTTCAAGGGCGGTCTAAAATCCAAAATTAGTGCAGACAGCAAAGCTGGTAATGATACTCAGTATTCTTATAAGGGATTTTTAGGCAAGCGCATCGAGCAAATGTCTACTGAGATCGAAGCAGAGGTTCAACAGCAACTGGAATATAAGGATAAGGAATTCGATGAAAAAATTAACAAAGCCAAATCCGAAATCAATGACGGTATCGAGCAAGCCCAAGCTGAGGCTGAGCGGTATGCTGACGCTATTAAACAGGAAATTGATACTGAAATCGCCCAAGTCAACCAATCCATGCAATCCCAGGAACAGGAACACGACAGAGAGGTTGCGAACATCCTGTCTAAAACCCAGTCTGTCGAGTCGCTTGCCAACCAGGCCAAGGCAGATGCGGCAAACGCCATCGCTAGAGCTAACCAGGTCAAGACCGAAGCTATCGCAGATGCAAGAGCGCAGGTTGCGACCGTTAATCAAGCGTTAAATACTGCTAAGACTGAGCTACAATCAGCAATCGCTAGTGCAGACCAAAAGGCGAGGGATAGCCAAGCAAGTGCCACAGCTTTGCGGAATGATCTAAACTTGCAAGCGAGCAAGATTTTGGCACAAGCACAAGCGCAGACGGCATTGACTAATCGTGTGACGACCGTTGAAACCTTGGCAGATGGTACCAGGTCAACAGTCGCAGAGCTGTCACGAACCATGCAGGAAGCTACGCAGAATATTGCTAGCGTTACCAGTCGGACAAGGACAGTAGAAGACACTCTGAGCCAAACGAGGACTCAATACGAAGCTCTGACGCAGACCGTCAATACTCAGACAGGACAGATTGAGAGTATCAATCGAAAGACTGCCGACTTGCAGAGCGGAATTGATGGCGTGACAGAGCGGTTTGAGAATTTGCGGGTTGGTGGGACTAACTTATTTAAAAATAGTGATTTCAGTCAAGGGGAAAAAAATTGGCATAAATTGCCTGAAATCCATAATGAAGCTACAGGTAAGTATGTAAGATTGCCAGCTCATCTTTGGAAAATGGCACAATTTGTTGAAGTCGAGCAAGGTGAAGACTATGTTATTAGCCTTTATGCAAAGAAAATATCAGAAAGCAGTTCTAGTCCGAGATTAAATATAAAATTTGATTCGTTACATAACGAAGATACTGATTATGTTGAAATTACAAAAACTGACTGGAAACGATTTATTTTTAAATTTCGTGCAAAAAAATCGGGTAAAGAATTAGTATATTTTTTAAATCGAAATGGTATCGAAGTCGATATAAAAAATATAAAGATGGAAAAAGGGCTTTTAGCAACAGACTACTCTCTATCTTACGAAGACCTCCGTTCAGAAATCGCAACCTACAAGCGCTCTGCTGAGGAATCCAGTGCAGAGTTATCCCGTCAAATCCAATTGGCAGATGGCAAGGCTGTCGAGGCTAAGACCTACGCCCAACAGACGGCTGAAGGCTTTAAGACTCGTCTGGAGAGCCTCGAAACCTACAAGGATGGCGAAAGTACGCGAGCTAGTCAGTATTTTACAGCTAGTCGTGCCGAAACGGCCAAGCAGTTATCTGCCGAACGTGCCGCGATTGCTACTAACTATGTGGCTAAGTCTACCTACGACGAAAATGTCAGAGGAACAACGCTAAAGCTAAACGAAATCAAGTCAACAGCTGACACTGCTAAGCAAAATCTAGCGACCTATCAAAATACAGTTGATAGGAAACTGGAAGAATTGACCTCAAGTACACAGACACTTGACGGCAAAATTAATACGGCGAGTGCAAAGGTTGATACTGTGGCCGGTCAGATACGGACTGAGATTGGCACTGTTGAGGCGAAGATTCCGACTGAGGCAGGCGGAAGAAATTACATTTTGAAATCTCAAGCCGAAATCAGTAGCACAGGTAGGTGGGTAAGCAAACCATTTAATTTGTCGAGTGACTTACTATCTAATTTGTCGAAAATCAAAACTGTCACAATATCTTGTGATGTCGAGGGTATCAATGTTTCCGCTTTAAATTCACGAAAAAGGTATGGTTTAGCTTGTTCAGTTGAGATAAACGGTGTAGTGAATTATTGGGAAGTTTGGCAAACGCAAGATACCACGAAGAAGCGAATTAGCCAGACGTTTACTGTTCCTGAAGGGAAAGTAATTACCAAATTTCACTCGCCGACATTATGGATACAGGCAGCCGGAGATATAAAAGTTTCCAATCCCAAAATCGAGTTTGGAAGGGTACCTACAGATCACACATTGGCGCCTGAAGATTTTGCCAATGAATTATCATCAGTCAAAACCACAATCACTCAGACTGCATCCGGTGTAGAGCAGTTATCAACTAGCTTAGCTACGACTGATAACAAAGTCACGACTGCTGAGGCTAAAATCCGACAGTTAATTAGCGATGTGTCAAGCAAAGTATCGCAAACGGACTACAATACGCTGACCGGCCGTGTGGATGATGCTGAAACAGCTATTACTCAAAATGCGACCGAGATTAGCAAGCGATTGACAAAGACGCAAGTTGATAAAGCAATCACAGATAAAGGGTTTCAGACTGCATCGCAAGTAGACACTGCAATCGCTGGTAAAGGTTACCAGACCAAGTCTGATGTTGACAACAACATCACAGGTCGTGGATACATTACTAGTAGTGCTCTGCAACCTTATGCGCTATCTACGACCGTACAAAATCTTGTGAAAGAGACAGCTGGTAGCTTTGAGCGTCAGATTACAGAAACAAGAGGTCTGATACCGACGGAAGTCAATCAAAATCTTTTTGATGTTGTTTTTAGTGATTTAAGAGCAACTGGAGGTGCTAGCTTTGTACAATCTGATGATGGTTGGATTGAGGTTACGATTAAAAATAGGTGGTCTGGATTCCATTGGTATTACTCAGATGATATCAACCCGTCAAAAAAACAATATGTGGTCAGTTATGAAGCTTATTTGGTTGATACTGTTGCAGAAACAGCACGACTTGAATCAGACTTTGGCAGTCCAGACCAGTTGACACTCATCAACAAAACACCGAAGCGTTATACAGTTGTATTAAATAGACCTGCTAATATCTATAATTACATCAATTTTGTGTGTAATTCCTCAGAAACTGGTAAAAAATTTAGAATTCGAAATATTAAGCTTGAGGAAGGGATTGTTGCGACTCCTTACATTGCGCCATTCCCAACAACAGTATTGTTTAATGCTGTTAAAGACACCGTAGACGCTCATAAGCGGCTTATTGGCAATGGCGATAGCATATCGCAAGCAATCCAATCTGCAAACAAATTTGAGCGGTCTATTTCAAGCGGTGGTGACGTTTATCAAGCGATTGAGACGGCTAAAGGACTAGTCACAGAGGTGTCTGGTACTAACGGACTCAAGATACAAGTCAGTCAATTAGCTGGGTCTTGGGCAGTCCAAAACTTGACTAGTAGCGGTCAGATATTAAACCAAATTAACTTACTTGCCAATGGCACAAACAGGATTGACGGTCGATTGACGCACATCACAGGTCAAACTTTAATTGATAATGGCGTCATCATCAACGCAATGATTGGCAATTTAGATGCAGGGAAAATCAAGACAGGCACGCTTGATGCAGCACGCATTCGGGCTAACTCGATTGATGGCAGTAAGATAGTCTTTGACCAGGCGTTTTTAAATAAGATGACCGCTAACGAAGCTTTGTTTAAGCAGCTGTTTGCTCAAAGCGCATTTATCACAAGCGTCCAGGCAGTGGCTGTGTCAGCTAAACAGATTGCTGGCGGTATTGCTAAAGCACTCAACGGTGGTATGGATGTCAATTTCGACGAAAGTAAAATCAACTTTTACACAAACGTAGCTGCAATAAGACGTATCTATACTGGACACCCTACTCAATTTATAAAATTCGAAACCGAAGGGAATTACTCGCGAACAATCATCGGGAGTAACCGTAATGGAGGAGAAGTTTTTAATTCGGCAACATTTGCAGGGATTGTTGTAGAGAACACAAACAATATAAACACAGAAGACAATGTGAGGATTTATGGAGATAACACGCTATTAAGACATGCACAAGGCGATGTCGGTTGGAATATCAATTCTGTCACTCAACGTATAGTCCCAGCTAACATGAACGCAGAGTCCGAAATTTGGTCTAAGCACTTTGTGGCTCCGGATAAAAATTCAAAGCCTGTCCGATTGGATACAGCAGTGGCAGCATTATGGGACATTTGGAATCACATCATCTACAACAATTTTGAGTTCAACGCAGCGCTTCGCACACACATAAAAGCTAGACGGGACAACTGGAAATTTGAATTAAATTTATAGGAGGAATCATGAATCAAGAACAAATCACTCAAGCGCTACGCTTGACTAATAACGACCTCGTGACAAAACTGTCAGAGGAGATGACGACGAAAAACTTGCTCGCTGTGCAACTAACTGAGGCACAGCAGACCATCGCTAATCTGCGGGCAGAAATTACTGACTTAACTCAGCAACTGGATGAAGCTACTAAACCAGAGGAAATCATTGACCAAGAAGAAGGAGAATAATCATGACAGAAACTACTAACAACACATTGCTTAATTTGGAAGAAACAACACAACCATTTGACCTTGCGACTGCATTGCAGTATATGAAGGAAAACGGGGAATTCATTCGCTGCAAGAATGCGACAAATGATTTTTATATGTACCGTGATGTGCAAAAACGTCCTGCAATTGTGAATGGTCGTCGCAAATTTGTGGATGTGGAAACTATCTGGGCCTTTAATCAGTGGGGCGGTACCGCTGCGACAATTAATATTGCTGACATGCTCAACGAAGAGTATTGGATCATGAAATTTGATGAAAACGGAAATCCAGATTGGACAGACCCAACAGCAGGAGCGGAGGCGTAGCCTATGCCAATCGAACACGCAGAAAGAATAGCCCAAAGCCAAGTCGCTTGGGCTATTTTGTTTATTTTATTATTTGGGTTCGTCATCCGGTATCTGATTAAGACATCGGATAAGAGAGAAGCTAAGCTCATGGATTTCCATGAGCAAGCAAAGGAAGAAAGTAATAAGCGGGAGGACCGTTTGATGAATCACCTCGAGAAAACTACCGCAGAAATGGGGGCGATGGCTCGTGAAATCGGTGGCTTAAAAGGTGAAGTGTCATTAATGAGTGACCGCATCGAAAAAATCGAAAAAGGAGAATAAGTATGAATCAACTTACAAAAATTATTATAGGGTCTGCTACTGGTATATTAGCTATCGTTGCCGGTATGATTGTCCATGAGGTCAAAAAGTATCTGATTGCCAAGGGCGGTAAGCGAGCGGTCGAAATTACAGAGATTCTGGCACGGAACGCCGTCAACGCAGTTGAGCAGATTACCAAATTAGACCAAGATAAGCACGTCGATAAGCTAGATATGGCCAAACGTCGTGTAACAGGTCAACTTGCTAAATACAACATCTATATGACAGACACGCAGTTAGAGACCTTTATCGAATCAGCAGTGAAGCAAATGAATGATGCCTGGAAGGAGACTGACAAATGACAACGGTAAATGAAGTAGTTAGCTTTGCCAAAGACCTAGCCAATCGAGGTCAAGGTGTAGACTATGATGGTTGGTATGGTAATCAATGCGTTGACCTACCTAACTGGATTTGTGGAAAATATTTCGGCAAGGCTCTTTGGGGCAATGCCATTGATTTGATAAAGTCAGCCAAGCAACACGGCTTTGAGGTGCATTATATGCCTACCTCTGAGAGTCCGCGTCCGGGAGCTATTTTCGTCAAAAACTACTGGGCAGGTGACGGTATCAACTATGGGCATACTGGTCTAATTATCGGAGTTAATGGCAATACTGTCCAAACTATTGAGCAGAACCTAGTTGGTAATCTGTCTGTAGGTGGTCCTGCTCAGTATTCTAGTCAGCAAATCAGCAATCTTGTTGGCTGGTTTTATCCACCTTACAGCGACTCTACTGCAGTGGCAACACAGTCAAGCAGTGGCAATCTCGGTAAGGTCAAAGACGAGCAGGGGACAATGACCGTTAAAGTATCTCTACTCAATGTCCGAGACAAGCCTGGTCTAGACGGTAAAGTTGTAGCTACTTACACTTATGACGAGCAGTTTAATTATGATTCGATCTATATTGCCGATGGATACATTTGGGTATCGTATGTTAGCCGTAGCGGTGTACGTCGCTATGTAGCAGCAGGCGAGGAATCAAACCGTCGCAATGTTGTGCCTTATGGCACGTTTAAATAGATTTTCATTTTTAAATTTTTTCGCATTTTTACCATTTTTGCGCTTTTTGAGAAATATAATTAAGGACATGATAGCTATCAATCACTGTCCTTTGAAAATTGAATAATATTTTGAAGTTTTTTCAAAAACCTCTTGACAATGTAGCTACATTTATCTATAATTAAAAATGTAGCCACATAACAAGGAGGTGAGACAATGGCTGACAATCAAAAATCCAACAAGGATACCGTCATTCGTGCTAGGGTTGATAGTAAGACCGTAGAACAATTAGAATACATAGAAAAAAAGACCAACAGAAAAAAATCTGAGGTCATTCGTGACGGTATTCAAAAGATTTATGATGAAATCAAAAAATAAGGTATAACCCGCAATCGCCAAACCGTAGGTCATACCTTATCGCCCGAAAGAAACTCTTTCTGAAATCATTATATCAGAAACGAGCTTCTTTGTCATACCCAAAGGAGTTTTTTGGTATGGTGAAAAAAGTTTTGAAAATCGCTTGACTTTTGTATCCACTTAATTTATAATTTATTTTGTGGATACGAAAGGGGTGATAAACTTGACCACACAAAAAAAGATTGGTAGACCGACTGCTAATCCTAAGATAAAAAGTACTCGTATCAGATTGACCGAAGAACAAGATCAGAAGCTGACAGAATGCAGTGAGGTTTTGAAAATTAGTCGAACTGACGTGCTTATCAAAGGATTGGATACAGTCTATCAGGATATAAAAAAATAACGTACGACCTGCTCCCGCCAAGAATAGGGTCATACGTTATCGCTCAACACAAATAGTGTCTGTAAATATTATACCATACAGACTTCTATTTGTGTACCTCGAAAACAGATAGGAGTTTTTATTATGACTAAAAGTGATGTATTGGATAACTATGAAGAGTTATTAAACTATACAGAAGAAGTGAGAAATAGCTTATTTATCTTAGAGAGATGGCTGTCTAAGACGCATGATAATTACGATGCAACAGTGCTTCGTGAGGAGTATAGCGCACTTCTTAATCTTGCAACAAAACGGTTAGATAGCCTTATTTTTGAACATACAACAATTATCGAAAATGCAATGAAAGGGAACTAATATGGAACTACAAATTTTTAAGAATGAACAGTTTGGAGAAGTGCAACTGGTGGAACTCAACAACGAGCCCTGGTTCATTGGTAAAGAGATTGCGGAGATTTTGGGGTATAAAAATTCTCGTGATGCATTGAGTAAGCATGTTGACGAAGAAGATAAGGGGGTCGCAAAACGCGACACCCTTGGAGGAAGTCAAGACCAAGTTATCATCAACGAGAGCGGTCTATACTCGCTTATCTTGAAATCTAAGTTGCCACAAGCCAAGCAGTTCAAACGTTGGGTGACATCAGAAGTCTTGCCAGCTATTCGGAAGCATGGTGGCTATCTGACAGATAACAAGCTAGAGGAAGCGTTGCTTAATCCAGATACGCTCATATCGTTAGCAACTCAACTGAAAGAAGAAAGAGAAGCACGTAAGCAGCTTCAAGTAGCGAATAGTCAACTAATGGTTGATAACCCGATTATGCAACCAAAGGCCCAGTATTTTGATGACCTAGTTGCCAGAAATTTGCTGACAAGTTTCCGAGATACAGCTAAAATGCTAAAAATCAAAGAGCGTGAGTTCATTAATTGGTTACTGGACAAGAAGTTTCTGTACCGAGACAAGAAAGGGAAACTTGTACCATTTGCCAACAAAAATGACGGACTCTTTGAAATCAAAGAAACCAAGAACGAAAGTACAGCTTGGAAAGGTACACAGACCCTCGTAACACCTAAAGGACGAGAAACCTTTAACATTTTATTGAGAGTATAAATGCAGAATTCCCCAGCGTTTGCTGGGCTTTTTTGTTGACCGAATTTCAAAAAAATAGCGTTTTTTTGATTTTCGATAGCAAAATACTTGCTTTTATCACGGATATTTTTAAAAATTGCCGATTTTTGAGATTTTTCGTAATTTTTTTCGAACAAACAAGTAGGAGGATTTAAAATGTTAGAATACGAAGAATTAAAACAAGCAGTAGATGACGGATATATTACAGGCGATACAGTAAATATCGTACGTCGTGACGGCAAGATATTTGATTATGTTTTGCCAGGCGAAGAGGTCAGACCATGGGAAGTAGTGAGAGAAGAGAAAGTAGTGGATGTGATGAGGGAATTGAAGTCGTCGCCCCAAATCCGCCCCAAAAGTTTTAAAAAATGA